ACTTCAGCATAATCCCCACAGGATAAAAAATGGCACTAGATTCCGATATTGCAAACGCAGACACACATCTGCACGTTGAGTTTTATACATTTGACAAAGCACCGTACAAAGACATCCCATTTGTGCGTATTATGGTTCCTGGCGATAAGTACAACATCATTGAACAGCCCGTTCGTGATGACCATAAAGAGCGCTTTCCCCGTCAATGGTTGCACTATCAAATGCAAAACTCAGAGGGTGGGCCAATCATTGGCACAACTTTGCAAAATTGGCATCTAGATCGCCCTGAAGAATTTACAGACAGTCAAATGGCTGAACTGCAAATTCTAAAGTTTCAAACTGTTGAGCAAGTTGCTACGGCAAGCGATGCTCAACTTCAGCGCGTAGGAATGGGCGCTGTTGGATTGCGTGAAAAGGCAAGAGCATATCTGCTGAGACGTAATCAAAGTGAGAGTTCATTTGAATTAGAGCAAACCCGTTCTGAATTGAAAGAATTGCAAGAGCAAATGAAAGCCTTGTTGTCTGAAAAAACACGAGGCCGCCCTAAAAAAGAGGTGTAAATTATGTCTAGCACTATGCTCCAGTTAGTGCAGCAAGTTACCAATGAATTAGGCGTGACAACACCGACAAGTGTTGCTGGAAATACTAATCAAGACGTTATCCAAATTCTTGCGTTAATGAACGCAAGTGGATACGAATTCTTGCGCAAGCATCCTTGGCGAACCCTTACAAAGCAAAAGCAGTTCTACACCGAATATCTGACCACCACAGGCACATGGAGCGATGATGGGTTGTCCATCACGAATATTCCATCTACCAATGGTTTAGATAGCACCTACATGGTGGTTGGTACAGGACTTGACCAAAATACTTTCATTCAGACTGTAGATTCAAGCACCTCTGTCACTTTAACTAGAAAAACGACAGAGGCGGGAACAAATGCAACCGTGTACTTCCAAAAGATGAAGTATGCGTTTCCAAGCGACTACGAAGCCATCATCCCAAGGACAATGTGGGACAAAGATAAGCATTGGGAGATGCTTGGCCCTGAAGATGCGCAACAATGGGAATGGTTGTTGTCGGGATACATTGCCACAGGCCCTCGGATCAGATGGCGTTTGTTTAGCAAGTATTTCCAAATATGGCCAGGCTTTTCAAGCGCTGAGTTTTTGGGCTACGAGTACCGTTCAAATGCGTGGGCGTTGAGCGTTACTGATGAACCTAAGTTATCGTTTACCGCTGACTCTGATACTTGTATCTATCCTGATCGTTTGATGGTTCTGTCAACCAAGCTCAAGTATTTTGAAGCTAAAGGTTTTGACACAACGGCCATGTACCGTAACTATTTGGAAGAAATGGAAGCGGCTATTGCTTTGGATATGTCTGCGGCTAATTTGTCGTTTGCGCCAAGGCCAGGCACGATTCTAATTGGTTACGACAACATTCCTGACAGCGGTTATGGGGCATCACAGTAATGAAAATTGCCCAAAGAACTGCCGCTAATGTAGCGAGTATTCCCGCGCCCGTAGGTGGGTGGAATGTGCGCGATTCGTTGGCCAATATGTCGCCAACTGATGCGGTGACGATGACTAATTTCTTTCCTACCGTTTCAAGTGTGAACTTGCGCGGTGGGTTTAGCAAATGGTCAACGGGTATCACAGGCCAAGTTGACACGGTCATGGCCTATGAGACAGGAAGCGTCAGCAAATTGTTTGGTATTGCAAGTGGCTCAATCTATAACTGCACAACCAAAGGTGCGGTGGGCGCTGCTGAAAAAACAGGACTGACTAACAGCCGTTTTGAGCATATCAACGTCACAACCGCAGGAGGTAGCTTCCTTTATGCTTGCAATGGCGTAGATGACCCACTCCTTTATAACGGCACAACGTGGCAAAGCGTCAACGCCTCAAGCTCACCCATCGCAATCACGGGCGTGACCACAAACAAGCTAAACAATGTCACGCTGTTTAAAAACCGAGTTTGGTTCATTGAGAAAGAAAGTCTAAAAGCATGGTATTTGCCGACTAACTCAGTCGGTGGCGCTGCCGAGGTTTTAGACTTGAGTTCTATTGCCCGAATGGGTGGATACATTGTTTCTTTTAGCGCATGGACAATTGATGCGGGTTATGGCGTGGACGATAACCTTGTGTTTGTAACGTCACAGGGCGAGATTATTGTTTACCGAGGTACTGACCCCGCCTCTGCTAGTACATGGGCTTTAGCGGGCGTTTGGAAGCTCGGAGCGCCCGTTTCTAGGCGTTGTTTATACAAGTATGGTGGCGACCTATTGGTTTTGAGTTTGGACGGTCTGTTGCCCTTGGCTTCAGCGTTGCAATCGAGCCGCCTTGACCCAAGGGTTAATCTGTCAGACAAGATTCAGGGCGCTATTACTGAGGTGACAACGGCTTACCAAAATTCATTTGGGTGGGCTTTGCTTTATCACGCAAAAAACAATGCTTTGTGGATCAATGTGCCTGTTGGCCTTGGGGTACAAGAGCAATTTGTGATGAATACGATTACAAAGTCATGGACTAGGTTTACGGGATGGGACGCTAATTGTTGGGAGACATTCAACGACAACCCTTATTTTGGCGGTGATGGATACGTTGGTTTGGCGTGGGATGGGTTTGCCGATGATGGCAACGACATCAATGCCGTGGTTTTGCAAGCGTTTAACTATTACGAAAGCCGTGGAGTAAAAAAATACTTTACACGGGCAAGGCCATCCATTTTTACAGATGGAACGCCCACAATCTTGGTCGGCATCAATGTTGATTTTAGTTTGTCAGACACAGCGGGAACTTTAAACTTCAGCCCATCCAATTATGGAATATGGGGAACTTCAACATGGGACAACGCATTGTGGTCAAGCGGGACAATCATCACAAACAACTGGCAAGGCGTCACAGGCATTGGATATTGTGCGGGTATTCAGCTAAAATCAGCCTCACGGGGCTTACAAATTGAATGGGCTTCAACCGATGTGGTGTTCCAACAAGGATGGGCTGGCATATGAACGCAAAAATGGAAAGATTTGCCGATGTTTCAGCCGAAGCCGTGGTGCTTATTGGCAAACATTGGACTGAACTTTACGGCAACGGCAACCTAAAGAGCGATTTGGGCGGCATGATTGAGCTAGAAAGAACAGGAAATTTCGCATACTTTACCTTGCGTACCGAATCGGGTGAATTAGCGGGTCATGCGGGTTTTATGGTGTTCAGATCGCCTTTTTATGGCGCAATGCAAGCGTTAGACGTTTTCTACTATGTATTGCCTGAGCATCGAGGCGGTCTTGGTATTTGCAAAATGCTGAAATTAGCAGGGCAAATGCTCAAAATCAATGGTGTCAGCCAAGTCATGATTAGCCACAAGAAAGATCAAGATTTGAGCGTGTTGCTTCAAAGAGCAAACTATGAACCATCAGGCGAAACATACGAATTTAAGGAATAAACATGGCTTTTTTATGCCCACAACCCAAAGCCCCCGCAACGCCTGATTACGCTGCGGCTGCTACCGCCCAAGGTCAAGCAAATAAAGACACGGCTATTACGCAAGGTTATTTAAACAACCCTAACGTGATTGGCCCGTTGGGTGGTCAGACAGTTACGTTTGACCCCATTACAAATCAGCCAACGATTATGCAAACCTTGACCCCAACGGCTCAAGGCACGTTGGAGGCACAGCAAAGAGTTCAGCAAGGCATGGCAAGCCTTGGTGAAAAGGGTTTGGCAAGTGCATCAGACATCATTGGCAAGCCGTTTGAGTACACAGGGCCAGGTGGGATTTTCTCGCTTGGAAATGCGGGAAACATACAAGGATCACCTGACCTGATGGGCATGGGATCGGCTCAAGGAAATGTCCAAAGTGAAAAGGCATATGGCCAAGTTCCTACTCAGCAAGTGTCAGGCAATTTCCAAGGCGGCCAAGCCATTGGCGGTGTTTATGGCGGTACTGCTAGAGGCAATTTCCGAGGCGGCACGGCAACGGGTGGCGTAAGTGGCCCAACTTTGCAAGATACCTATGGCAATTATGGACAAGTTCAAAGTGCGCCTGATATGGGCGCATATGGTTCTGCTTCATCTATTGGTGCGGGTCAATATGGGTTGTCAGGCGGCATTAACCCATCTCAATATGGCACGGCACAAGGCGGTGTTGAGGGCGTTAATCTTCAGCAGTCACTTGGCAACATTGGCCAAATCAATCAAAACCTGAACGCCAATAATTACTTGGCAAACAATCAGTTGAATTTGAGCAATGTTGCTCAGATGCCTGTTAATGCGGGTACGACAGGCCAAGCGGCAATCATGTCTCGGCTTGCGCCTCAGTTGGAACGCCAACAAAAACTGACTGCTCAGAGTTTGGCCAACCAAGGCTTAGTGCCTGGCGGTGAAGCCTACACAAACGCCATGCGTGACCAAAGCCAACAACAAAATGATCTGTTGACCCAAGCGGCTTTGCAAGGTATCAGTTTGGATACTGCGGCCAATCAACAAGGCTTCAATCAAGCGTTGGCTGCGGGTCAATTCGGCAATACAGGCATACAACAAAACTTTGGCAATGCTTTGGCAGCTCAACAAGCCCAAAATGCGGCTCAAGGGCAAGGCTTTAACCAACAGTTGCAATCAGGTCAGTTTGGCAACCAAGCTCAATTGGCAAGTTTTGGTGTCAATTTGCAGAATCAGCAAGCGGCCAATCAAGCGATTGCACAAAATTATGGTCAAGGTTTGGGTGCACAGCAATTGCAAAATCAAGCCATTGCACAAAACTTTGGACAAGGAATGACCGCATCTAATGCGGCAAATGCGGCAATTCAGCAAAATCAAAATGCGGCATTGCAACAACAAGCGGCTGCAAACCAAGCCCAAGCACAACAGTATGGCCAAGCACAGGGTAATGCTCAGTTTGCGAATCAAGCCCAATTAGCGGGTTTTGGTGCGAACTTGCAAAACCAACAAGCGCAAAATCAAGCTATTGCTCAGAATTCTGCACAGGGTTTGGCTCAACAACAGGCTTACAACGCTGCCATTGGTCAGAACTTCAATCAAAACTTGCAAAATCAGCAAGCCTACAATGCCGCAATTGGTCAAAATTATCAACAAGGCATGGGTTCGCAAGCGGCTCAAAATCAGGCGGCTGCGCAGAATTTTGGGCAAAACGTAACTGCTCAACAATTGGCCAATCAAGCGGCACAACAGAATTTCAGCAATTCATTGGCTAGTCAACAAGCACAAAACCAAGCACTTGCGCAAAATCAAGCGATTGCCGCACAACAACAACAGTTGGCTAACGCTGCTCAACTTCAGCAATATAACCAAAACCTTGGTATGGCTCAGTTTGGTAATCAAGCGGCCACACAAGAGTTGCAAAAACAACTTGCGTTGCGCAATCAGCCTTTGAATGAAATCACGGGCTTGATGAGTGGCTCACAATTGCAGATGCCTCAATTCCAAGGTTACAACCCAACAAACATTGCCCCCGCACCAATATTTGCGGGTGCGCAAGCACAGGGTAATGCGGCATTGCAGAACTACGGTATTCAACAAGCGGGTGCTAATGCGCTAACTAGTGGATTGTTTAATTTGGGTGGCGCGGCAATGATGGCCCCGATTGGTACATTCTCAGATCGTAGATTAAAGTCAAACATTGAGCGCATTGGCACTCATAAACTTGGCATCGGTCTTTATGAGTACGACATCTTTGGTGAGCGTCAACAAGGTGTGATGGCTGATGAAGTTGAGAAGGTCATGCCTGAAGCTGTCTTGACGCACTCAAGTGGTTACAAAATGGTCAACTACGGTTTATTGGGGTAAAACATGGCTAATCAATACGAACAGTTTAATGTTGCAAACCCTTATCAGTTGCAACAGCAGGAGTTGGACAGACGCCAAAAAATGGCCGATATTCTGCAACAACAATCTTTTGATCCTATTCAAGCGGGTTCTTATCAAGGCATCCAAGCACCAATTAGCCCCGTTCAAGGTTTGGCTAAAGTGCTTCAAATGTACTTGGCAAACAAAACCCAAGAGGGTTTAAAAACAGAGCAAAAAGCCTTGGGTGAGCAATATCGTGCCGACACATCCTCTGATATTCAGCGATTAATTCAGGGCTTGCAAGGCCAAGCGGCCAAGCCTGAAATGAAGCAAGAACCAACGGCAAGAGATTTTGAAGACAATCCAAACCTTGCGCCATCATTTGCTGAAATGCTTCCTGACCAACAAAAAGCGTTCACGATGCCCGCCATGCCCGCAAAGGCAGCGGGTGTGCTTGACCCATCATTGATTGGCGAGTTCAAAACGCCTGGTATGCAACAACAAGCCATGACTATGTATTTGGGTCAACTTGCTCCTAAAGCGCCTATTGTGCTTAAAGAGGGTGAAGCGGCATATAACCCTGTAACATACGAAAAAATGTTTGCGGCTAACGCAAAATCGCCTTTTGGCAATGTTAATCCCGCTTCATTTACAGCCGCAAGTTTGAAGAAATTTACAGAAGGTGGCGGTAATGACTTCTCCTTATTAGTTCCTGCTGTTAGCGCAGATACTCAAGCAAGATTAACACTAGATCGTGAACAGTCTGATCGTGCGTTTTATAATTTGACTGCAAATCAGAAAGCTACTCTTGCTAATGAAGCGGCTAAGATTGGAATTAGTGGAGCTGAGTTGTTCTTCAACACAGGAATGAAAGCAGGAGGCGTTCCAAACCCCTTGGCAAATCAGCCTGTTACGCAACCCGTTGTTCAGCCCGTGCAACAACCTTTGGCACAACCTTTGGCACAGCCTGTTGCACAAGCCGCAACGCAAGCGCCACAACCAAGACCAGTTGCACCGCCTCAAGCTAGACCCGTTGTGCCTCCTGTTGCCCCTCCTGTATCGTCTAATCAAGCCTTGGCTGCCGCCTTGTCGCCAAAAGCCCAACAAGACTTGCAAGTTGCTCAAATTAAAGGCCAACAAGAAGCGGCTCAAGCATTGCCACAAGTGATGCAACAAGGTAAAACTTTAATAAATTCAATCAATGAAATGATTGGCGCAAAAGACGCAAACGGCAAGGTTATTGTTCCTGAACATAAAGGCTTAAAAGACGTTGTTGGAACAACAATTCCTTATGAATACAAGTTTGGACAAAGCGGAACGCCTGCCGCTGACTTTAAATCGCTTTACGATCAAGTTAAAGGTGGTGCTTTCCTTGAGGCCGTTCAACGCATGAAGGGCACGGGCGCAATTTCCGAGATTGAGGGAACTAAGGCTACGGCCGCATTGACGGCCGCCTCAACCGCACAATCTCCCGATGCGTTTAGAAAAGAAATGTCTAAGTTTAGAGATGCTATTCAAACAAGCATGGACATTGCCGCAACCAAAGCGGGCAAAGGTCGAATTCCTACCTACAATCCCGCAACAGGAAGGGTTGAATAATGGCTGAAGCATTTAAAACCATAGAGATTCCCAACTATGGGCCTGTTAACTTTCCTGTTTCAATGTCGGATGACCAAGTTAATGCGGCTGTTATAAAAATTGTCCAAACGCCTGTAAAGATGGATTTTACGGGCATGGCCTCTCAACCCGCAGTAGATAAGACAGTTGAATCCCCTGCTATGGTGGAAGGCCGCCAAGCTGACTTGTCATTGCCAAGCAAAATTGGTTTGGCAGCGGCTCAAGGTTTGACTTTTAACTTTGCCCCCAAGATTGCGGGTGCGGGCGCTGCGGGCATGGACATTTTGCAACATGGCCTTAATGCAAACCCAACAGAAACTTATGCAAATACCCGTGATTACATCAAAGGTGTTAATGAGCAATTTAGGGAAACCAATCCTAAGACTGCATTTGTGAGCGAAGCGGTTGGTGGTTTGCCACTATTGCTCACCCCTTTGGGGATGACAAGCAAAGCGGCTCAAACAGCAGAAGCGTTGTCTGCGGCTCAGAAAATGGCAATGGCGGCAAAAATGGCGGGTACACAAGGCACTATTTCTGCCGCTGGTGCATCTGACATAAACCCCGTTCTAAACCCCGCAGATTATGCGGCAGATATTGCCAAAAAAGGTGCAATTTCTGCGGCTTCAGGTGGTGTTTTATCAGGCACAGGACAAGGCATTTATAACGTGGGTAGTAATGTTGCTCAAAGGTATATCCCTGAAGCAGCGGTAGATGCGGCTCGGCTTAAACTTGCTCAAGCCTTACAACGTGGTTCAAGTTCGGACGGCTCAAACTCTGTTTTGTTGCGTGTTCAGCGTGAAATGGGCTTAAACCCTAATGCAAGCATTGCGCAAGCGGGTGGCCCAAGTGCGTTGGGTCAGTTGGATGTGCTTGCCTCGATGCCTGGTCAAGCTAAAACCCTCGTAGAGCGCAGAATTCGTGAGCAACAGACATTTAGACCTGAACGCCTTGCAAATGCGGCTGATGAGGCTTTAGGCACTCAGGGTAAGGGTTTTACGGCCACATTAGAAGCGTTGACTGCAATTAAAAAAGCAGAATCTACGCCTTTATACAAACAACTTGAAAATGTATCGGTCAAAATTGACCCTGAATTGCAAAAGTTGATTCAAGCCTCAACATCGGCACACGGTAAAGCCGAATTGTTGACGGAATTAAATAGAGAATTGCCAATTGATATTTCCAAACTAAAAGCGGGCGATGATGTGCCCCTCAAAGTTTTGGATGTTGTCAAACAATCACTCTATGACATGGGTGAATCAGCCCGTGGTGAGTTTGGCAAGGCGACAAACACAAGCACAGCCTATGATAATTTGCGAGTGGCATTGACAGACAAACTTGCAGCCTTATCGCCTAAAAACGAAAGTGGCTCAATTTACCGTCAAGCCTTGGATGCGTATGCAGGGCCATCACAGTTAGGAAATGCCGTTGTCAAGGGCAGAACGGCCATGAAGCAAGATGATATTGCTTTGTCTGACTTGATGGGCAATATGACAAAAAGCGAGTTGGAGGCTTTCCGCATTGGTGCGTTGCAGTCTTTGAAAGACAAAGTAGGCACAGAGGCGGGGCAGACTTCTTTGCTCAAAATGTGGAAAGAACCCGCCACAAGCAACAGGCTGAAAGAGATATTTGGTGATAACTACCAAAGGTTTGCTCAAGATGTGGCGAAAGAAGCTCGATTAAAGCCCTTAGAGCAAGTTGGTCGTGGATCGGGTACTTTCTCTAGGATGACGGGTGCTGAAGATTTGGGCGTAATGCCAACCACTATGGCTGCGGGTAAAGCGGTGGCTAATGCGGCCACAGGCAACCCATTGGCGGCTGCGGGTGAGGCGGCTAATGTTAAAAATAGAATTGGTCAAGTAATCAATCAAATGCCTGAGACAACGCGCAATGAACTAGCTAAAATGCTGTTATTGCGTGG